CCTTAACTTTTCTATATGTTGCTCAAGATTACTAATCCGCTTCTCGTAAAAGTCTAACGTCAGCTTCTGTTGTTGGTCGTATGGGGCACGACCTTCCTCTATTTCCGTCTGCAACTTTTCTAGCTCTGAGGCTATATGTTCAATCAACATAAACTGCTCTGAGTCGGCTGGCAGACTACCCATTTCGCCACGAGGCCATTTAATTCTAAACTCAGTGTTCTGCCCTAAGTCAGATTCCATCATTGTGATGTTTGTTTCTATCTGATTAAGACGCTCTATAATTCCAAAGTATGCCCATGTTGCAAGTGATGCCGCAGCAACCATGCTTATTATGTTTCTTAGAGGTAAAGCAACCTCTGTATTATCGTTGAGCTTTGTAGCCATCACTCAATACCTAATACCCTAGACAATCCAAAAACTTCTAACAACATGAACGTGAAAAACAGCAGCAAAATACTGCCAGCTATCAACTTACCGCTAAAGTTTGTTGAGCCAATACGAATAGCAATAAACTCGTTACCCAATATCCTCAAAATAAGCTCAAAGCTATTTTCAGTAATCTTCATGGCTACTGGCTTTTCTTTTTCAGCCATTACTGCCCCCTCATCCTTTTAGATACATAGCAAATACTACGAGCATTCCGAAACCTATTGCACCTATTATAATGCCAATAACTATTTCTGCAACAAGTTTCAACTGTTTGGATTTTCGCTCTCTTTCAGCAATTCTGGCTTTGCGTATTTGAGCCTGTATTCGGAGCACATCATTCCATGCGTTTATGCCATATGTGGCAATAAGAAAGTTGCGAAGCTCATTCTGCATGGCTTCTGCTTTTTTCTTAGCAGCAAAAGTTTGCAGTGCCTCTTCGCTAACACTGCCGTACTTTTTCTTCTTTTCTTCTTTATGGGTATTGTTTATATCGTCAATCGCGTCCATGAACTTACCAATATCTTTGGTCATCGCATGAACATCTTTTGACAGGGCAAAGCCCTTTTTTATAATCGCAAAGCTACTCGTGGCAATCGCAATAGCGCTGGCGGGGTCCATTTATATACTCCATAATTAGACCCCTCATTATTTTTCATGTCCCAGCCAAACAGCAAAAGCTCCACTGATGGCACCAGTTACGGTAGCCGTTAGAGCTGTGGCCTGTGTGCTTACCTCATCTTGTGGAATAGACATGAACCAGCGCAAAACTTCAACGTACATATATAGCATAACAGCCATAACTGCCCGTGGCAGAAGCTTCCAGGCTAGAATACGCTCCATAGTATATGTCATTAGAATACCCCCTGAAACCTTTGCGGCCTAGCTATTGGAGAAAAGCCTTTTACCACTCCCCCGCTTTTTAACGCTTGCGGCCTTTTTCGCGGCTGGCTTTTTCTTGACTTCGGCTTTGATTGGTTCAGGGCTATCGCTACCGCTTGCTTCTGCGGGTACCCCTCGCTCCTCAGCTTCGATATGTTTGACGATATTGTTTTCTGATTCGTACCTTTTAAGAGCGGCATTTCTTCTCTCCACTTTCTTTACTTTTTGTACCTCAGCTACCTTACGGTATTGTGAACTTGCAGACACCCTCATCTCCTTTTGTTAATGCTATTTAATGCAGCAATATCTCGCTGTGTTTGAATACGCTCTTCGGCAACACGAGAACGCTCCTCAATACCCTTTTCCTGAATATTAAGTCTCTGGGCAGCTTGCATTTGGTCAGCAAGCTCTTTTTCTCTTTCAAGCTGAATCTTGTCATCAGACTCTTTTGCTCTACGCTCAACGTCAGCCTGTCGTATAGCAAGCTCCTGTTGGCGAATGGCAACTAATGGGTCTTGTTGTGGCGGCGCTAGAGCCTGAGAGTATTGCTCGGTAATCTCACCAATCAATTCTGCGGCGCGAGATGCAATGTCAGTTTGCGCGGCCTGCATGCCCTCTGGGGAGGACTGAAGCATAATTATTTCTTCTTCGCTCAAGCCTTGCATAACTTCTTGCTGCGCCATTGCCTCAGCCATGAATCCAATATGCTCTTGAATATGGCCTTGCAGTGTCATAACCACTGACGCATTCGCCTGCGCAATTGGCGTTGATATAATAGCCAAGTGTGCTTCAATGTGCGCTTGATGGTTCTGCTCTGGGAACGCCTGTAACGACTTTCCACGCATAGCCTCCTGATTCTCCTTAGCTGGGTTAGTAGGCTGTGGTACAGGTGGTGGAGGGAGTATGGCATCAACATTGGTAACTCCTAATGCTTCGTACATTTTTCTGTACGCTTGATACAGACCTTGTTCGTTGCCATGAATTTCTGGGTTCGACTGCACAAGCTGCAATTCTGTCTGCGCTAGTGCAATACGCTGTGACATGGAGAAGATGTTCGGGTCTGATACAGGCAGAACATCAATTCTATCGTCAAAGTCTGTAGTTTTTATTTCGGGTGGGGCACCAGGAACCGCATATGGGTACATAGGTGCCATAAATTTAGCGAAAACATTCGCCAGTAACTTAAATTCTATCTTTTGTGAATAATGTAAACGCTTGTGAATCGCAGACATAACCTTGGTGCCGCGTTCCATAATAGCCATAGTCGTACCAACAGGTGTTTCACCACCCATCTCCGCAACTTTCATGTCAGCCATAGACGCAAAGCGGCGACCAGAATCAACAAGCGTGCCTAATAATGAATAAAGTGTCTGTGAAGGCTCTTTGAACGGCAATGCCATCAGAGACTGGCGAATATCCATACCAGCAACATCAATGTCGCGGAACTCGCCAGGAGATAAAGGCTCATCTTCGTCCCTAATACGGGCGCCACGGGCTTTGAAGCCTGCTGGTAGGTTAGATAGTGTACCAGCGTCAATAAGCTGCCTCAGCAAGCTCGTAGCGGCCTGTGAGAGGCCTCCTATCATGTGGGTCAAGCCAAATCCATAGAACCCAAGACCAGGAAGAAACTTATAATGCACAAAATACGGCTTTTGACGCATTAGTGCATCGCCTTGCTCGTAATTTCTACGAATGGACAGAACGGCGTTGTTCTTTTCACAAATTGTAACGATATATGGCAGCTTCAGACCAGATGGCTCACCATCCATTCCCATATCTTCAAAACCAGCCAAATCTAAATTGGTGTGTATTTCGTAAAGAGTAATATCAGAGCTATCACCGCTAGGATGCACACCCTGTGCTTCGTCAATAGATTCCTGAACCTCAGAATAATCTTCCTCAGAATAGCCATCACCAGGCAAATCAACGTCAGAGTAAAAACCGCTAATCTGAAGCTTGCGAACCTCGTTCTTGCTCATCTTAATGATGTGCGTAATACGGTTTGCAGAGGCTAGGTCTGTTGCTTCATAGGGAACGACTAAATCTTCAGCGTGTACAAACTTAGACACAGCCCTCTGCAAAAGCGGGTCAAAATAGACCTTCTTAAAGGTAGAGCCTGTAAGAGGAAGGTAGAACAACATCTGGTCTAACTCAGGGTCATACTCTTCCATCTCATAGGTAATCTGATAATTCATGTAATTTTTTACACGGTCGGCCTGCTGTAGAACCTCAGAAGTTTCGTTACCTATCACCTGAGTGCGCACAGGCCCACCAGCAGGGAGAAGTTCACGATAGGCCTGTGCCTGAAACTGTGTCACAGATTCCGAAAGAAGCGGATGAACCACACCAGAAGCCCCTTCAAAGGGTTGTGTGCGGTCTTCATACTGCATGCCAAGTAAATCTACCCCTTTTTTGTAAGTATCTTCCCACTCCTGCCTAGAGGACATATCATCTTCAATATCGCCCACAATATCAGACGCAACCTTAGAAACCTCTGCCTCATCCATGAAATCTACTAAATTAGCGTCAAAAGAAATTTCAACAGGAGCCTCCTGCATCATCATCTCTTCGCTAATATCGCCAAGGATTACTGAGCCATCATCCATTGTGACCTGACCAGGCTGTGCGCCAAGCTCAATTACATCAATCTCAGCTTGCTCTTGTGCAGTTGTCGGCGCATTGCCACCAGCACCTATTCCTTTTTCAATAGCCATTAGTCCAAGTCCTCATTATCAATCACAATTCGCAGATTAGGCCCCTCATCCGCTGGCTTCGGTATGCCCGCACCAGAAGCCATGTTTTGTTGGTCTATTGCGTACTTTACTCTTATATCCTGTTTTTGCGCTTCTGTCATGTCATCGGTGATGCCAAGCATTCTGTCTCTAGCAACCTCTTCGTTGCGCCTTACTGCCTCACGCTTCTGAGCGTTAAGTGACATAAGGTTGGCTCTAGCATCTTCACGGCGCTTCTTAGCCTTCTTCACACCTAGACCATACACATCGTCAGCAGTGTTGGCTAACTTATCAGTAAGTTTGTTGTAATCAACGAAAAGACCATAGCTGTTCTCGAATGAACGAACTTGATTAGGAAGCTCTTCAGCAATTATTTCACCCATATTGGGTTTTTGCCCTGCGTCCTCAGCCTTCATCCTAGCCCCCATAACAGCGTCAATGAAGTCGTCAAAAAAGCCATCAGCGTTCATAGGCGCAAAGCCACGCTCGGCAGCATTCTCAAAACCATCATCAATATCACGGCGAATAATCTCTAAGGAGTCCCTAACAGCCTCTTCATCCATCTCTTCTTCATATATTTCCTTACCGCGCTGAGACATGGCCTTATCTCTATTGGCCTGAGCCTTCAGATAATTATCAGTAGGACCTGATACAATCTCACCCTCTAACGCCTTCTTCGGTTTCGGCGCTGACAACAAGCCAGAGGGCTTCGGTGGGCCTTCAATCGCCATCATTATACCTGAAGGCGTTGAGTCAGATGCGGCGGCTGCACGAGTGGAGGTGACTCTTGCGCCTGACGACAGAGCTGAAGGGCTGGACCCTGCCATTAATCCTGCCATCTGACTCAACCCGTAAATATCACGCTTTAGACGCTCAGACATACCTTGCCCACCGCCCATTGCCTCATACCCTTCACCAATTAGCTCCGCACCCCCACGGACAGCAGACTCAGCACCGCGACCAATCAAATCGAAGATGTCTAAAGGGCCGCCTACCATAGCCCTGTTAATTGTCTGTAATGGATTAACGCCGTCCTCCCCACCAAATACACTAGGAGCAGCCTCAAAAAGCTGGCTGCTCATACTAGGTGATTTCTTGAAATCAAAAGGCTCACGAAAATCCATTACATAATGTCCTTTTGATTCCCCATATCTGAAGGATAATCATCTAAATCGCCGTCTGTAGTAGGAACGCCTAGCTCCCACAAATTGCACACCTTTTCCATTGAACAGGCAAAGTGCAACTTATCACAGTAACCAACCCCCTCTTCAAGGCCTAAGCCTTCTGATATGCAGTTAAGCATAGCTGAACGAAGGTTAAAATACTGGCAAGTGCCACAACGAGCATTCTTATTTTCCCAAGTGGTTGTCACAGGACCGTAGTGATATTCATCTACAGCAGCTTGCTTGTTCTGTTCATTAACAGTCTCAGATTGGGTGGCTACAGGACAAACAAAGTTATCGTCATCCCCACCACCAGGAATCATGTCCTCGATGCTGTTCATGTCTATTTCAATACGAATAGTACCAGACATTAGAATACTCCTTTGAAGTTAGTGCCACGAATAGCAGCGCCAGAACCCCTCACACCATCGCAAGGGGCGGCTTTGCTTACAGAGCCACCATAACGCATTCTGCGAGCAAAATTAGGTATGCCTTTGTTCTGATTATCAATCATCTTTACATAGGCATCGCGCCTTGGCCCATACAGCTTATCAATACCTGTAGTGCCAGTGCGCAGTATTTCTTTTAGCTCGGCAATAGAAAATTGCGATAGAATGTCGTCATCTTTAGCCATTACTTACATCCAGTGAACTTACCACCGCGCACAGCAGCACCCATGCCACGGCAAACAGAACCGCCACCAGCCATGCTGGACACTTTTCCGCCATATTTGAAACCCTTGACACCACGACCTCTAAGGATGTCTTTCTTGGTAACTTTACCATCGCCAGTAAGGTCTGGAAAGCCAGCAGCGCCGCCCTCAGCCTTGTAATCAGGCTCTGGCAAATCTTCAAAGCGTTTTCTAGCATATCTTTCTGCTTTTTTCTCATCGCCTTTGTAAAGCTCTAGGCCTTCCTCAAATAACTGCTCAAGAATAGCATCATTATATTCGTTGCTCATTACGAAATCCCCTTGAACTTTCCGCCACGACCCGCCATTACACAGCCGCCATTTTGCATCTTAACGTACCCAGGGCCAGCTTCACCAGCACC